ACTATTGTAGTGTTCAGTCCTCCAAGGTCCGTTGCCTCCGAAATGCTTGTACACTTCCTTAAAGTCTGCAGGGTATGAACAATCATATATACTTTCAACTTCAAACATGGTTTGACCGTCTGGGCGTTCAATAAATGTACCTGCACCATCTACAATAATAGCACTTGCTTTATCAAACCCAGATCTATAAAATGCTAACGCGGCGTGATTTCTATGGTGTTGATCGTGATATTTAACTACTTGGGTATTAACATCGTCGATTAATCTCAACTTCCTAGCAAGTGCAGAATACACATCTTGCCTTACAAAATCGTTTATTGGTTCGTCATGACCCTGTGTGTGAGATATTACCAAATAATCAATCTTGTCAGTATAGTCAAGAATTTTAATCATACTCGCAAGCGGGCCGCCGTCATATTTGTAGCGAGATAGTCTTTCTTCTTCAATAGAAAATACAATTTGTCCATCTTTTAAAAGACAAACTCCTGCATTATGCCCTCGAGCAATACCTGCAATATATCCTGTTTTTTGCATTATTTTTCCTTGTGACATTTATTTCAAGCACAACCAGGCGCAGAACACCCAGCAGCTTGTTTAGGTTCAACATATGCCTTGGCAGTTTTACCTAATGTGGTTTTAATTTGTTTGACAATTGTCTTGATGGTTTCGTCACTAAGCACCATTAGATTTTCATTGTGTCTATCAATTCTAATGTCTACCGCAACTCTTATTGGAGAATATTTTCTTTCGTCTTTGCCGTTATCGATTATAGTAAGTGTGCTGCTGCTAGGATACGAAATATTTTCAGGGAATGTGCCGCCTATAACCACCGTGCCCGGTTTCTTCAAGGCGTGTGCAATATGCTGTCCTACTGAGTCACAGCCCAAGAAATAATCAGCAGCATTGATAATTGCAGTCCATTGCAATAAACTAACACTCTCTGGCACCATTACTCCTAGTGCTTTGTTTCCAGGAACTTTCAACTCGCTCATCATTATAACAGCATAATCTTTATTCAGTTCTTCAAGTATTTTTACAATATCATCAACTTCAAATGATCTACCACTTTCGTCAATGATGGTGTTGCCCTGTAATCCAGCTGTTTTTCCAAATGGTTGGAAGATTATCACCTGTTGCTTTTTAAAATGATTTCTAGCTTCGTTGACTAGTTCGTTTGCTTGTGCAATATCCTTTTTGCCAATAAAGATATTGTATTCTTTTGTTTCTGGGATGGTTTCAGGAGGAATATCGTAGTTGATCAGCATGTCAAACGCTTGAACAAGATTGCATCTTTGAGTAAAGTATGCGTTTAGTTTATACGGTTCGGGGGTTATGATTTCTCTATCTTTTAATTTTTCAAAAAGATCTGGGTTGGTAGCATGATGCACATTATTTGCTAATATTTTGCTGGTTAAATATAGATCGATCCAACCTTCAACAACAATGACTGCTGTTGGATCAGTATTTTTAACATAGTATTCCAGTGCGGGAATGGCACATAGTACTCGGCCTGCGCCGCCATTTATAAAAAATGCTTTTTTCATTGATATCGTGACCTTTGCTATCTAGTACGATATTTATTTTGAGGGCTAGGCCTCTAAGAATAATGTGAGCGAGCGTTGAGTATTGTGCTGTTGCCAGCACAATACTATTGGAAATTAATGAACGCCTGGGGGTAGATTTTGTAAAGCATCAGCATCGGAGGCATCTCTGTCTGCGATCATAATAACACCAATATTCTCTGCAAATTCCATATTGGGTCCGTCTTCGGGACTCCGCGGAAATCTCACAAGATAGTTAGGAACCTCTAACCAATCGTCGGGAAGGTCTCTGAGTTTTTGTCTATAATCCAGCCATTCTTGTCTTAGAGATTCTGGCATATCTGGAGCAATTTTGCCATCACTTGCAGCTAGTTTTGAATTTCTTATGCTTCTAAGCCACTCATCACTTCTATCTCTTTTGTACTCAAAGAATTTAAGCGGTGCTGTGTAATCGTCAGTTACAGATTGTTTATCATAAACTATTCTAATATCAGAAGGATCTACAACTGTGGCATTTGGTTGATCAACTGGGCCAACAGAAACTTCGTAGATCTTTGGTTTTTCTAATCCGCCGTAGATCAATCCAATTTTGCAGCAGTTTATGTCAGTGTCTGCTTTTAATATTTCTCTTTTGAGATTCAATGGTAATGGACGATCAGGTTCATCTTCTGGTGCATAGCACTCCATCAAATACCCAGTTTCTTTGTCGAGCCACATGACTATTTCTTCTGGGCCTTCGTATAGCTGTGTACTGGTTTTACCTAACGTATTTTCCAACGAATATAAGTGATCCGGTATGCTGTATGTCAGCATTTTGGTTATTTTTGCCATTTATTTCTCCTTAACTATATGTTATTCTAACAAGACCACCGGCACCAAAACTGCCCCAACACGCACTAACTGATGCAGTGGCATGTCCTGCGCCACCTCCACCCGGGAAAGCTGCGTGTGCCGAACAGCAGGCCAAGTTGCCTACGCACATATGTTTACCGCCAATGCCGTGTCCTGCTGAAATTGGTCCAGACGGTGATCCTGCAACAGAAAAGTGATCAGCACAGCAGTCATATTGAGCATTGTATGATCCAGAGGTTCCTCTAAAACACATATCGGATCCGTATACTGGACTATCACAGACGTTGGTGATCCAACCAGCATTGTAGTTGCCTACGTTGCATTGAACGTTACCAATGTGGCAGTTATAACATTGTGAGATCATGTCCCATGAAGTTGAACCGCCCATGCCACCAATGGCACAGAAGTTGCTGAGTCCAGTGCCATTGACAAAACTGGTGCATCCATGTCGGCAATTTTGATTACATGAACAGCAGCAGCTACAATCAGATGATCCAGCAGCACACACCGTGTACACAGTGCCATCTGTAAATCCATTAACTGACTTGGTCAATGTTCTTACGCCATAATTTCCGCCTTGGCCTCCACAGCCGTGATCATAGTCACCACCTGATGAACCACCTGGGCCACCACCTGACAGTATTTCAAACTTGATTGAAGTGGTGCCGTTGGGTACTGTAAAAGCGCAACAACGACCACCATTCTGTGGACTCCAGTTGCTGGTGTTCCATACGTATATTTCATTTAGTTCTGCAATTTTACATTGGTGTTGGCTATTGCCGTAAACGATACCAACGTTTGATAATTGTACTGGCATTTTCTAATTTCTCCTTAGATATATGTTATTCTAACAAGGCCACCTGCGCCAAAACTGCCCCAGCAGGCATTAACTGAGTCAGTCGCATGTCCTGCGCCACCACCACCTGGGAAAGCTGCATGTGATGAACAGCAGGCCAGATTGCCTACGCAGCGATGTTTGCTGCCAATTCCGTGTCCTGCAAAAAACGGACCGCTTGGTGAGCCTTGAACTGAGAACGCATCAGCACAACAGTTGTACTGATGATTATATGACCCAGATGTTCCTCTAAAACATACATCAGATCCGTATACTGGACTATCACAAACTTGGTTAACCCAACCAGCATTGTAGTTGCCCACGCTGCATTGAACATTGCCAATATGGCAGTTATAACAGTTAGAAATCATGTCCCAGTTGGTCGATCCACCCATGCCACCAATGGCACAGAAGTTGCTGAGACCAGTGCCGTTAACAAAACTGGTACATCCATGACGACAATTTTGATTACATGAACAGCAGCAGCTACAGTCTGATGAGCCTGCGGCGCACACTGTGTATGTTGCACCATCTACAAAACCATGCACTGATTTTTGCAGTGTGACTTGGCCAAAGTTGCCGCCTTGACCGCCAGTGCCGTGATCTGAGTCACCACCTGATGAGCCACCTGGGCCACCACCTGACAGTATTTCAAATCTGATTGAAGTGGTCCCTGTGGGCACTGTCCATGCACAACAACGACCACCGTTCTGTGGAGTCCAGTTGTTGGCATTCCATATGTATAGTTCATTGAGTTCTTCAATGCGGCACTTGTGTTGACCGTTGGCAAAAATTATTCCGCAATTCGATAACTGTACTGGCATTATTACATCCCTCTTTTCATATCTTCAATTTCTGCTTTTAGTGCCTTGACAGCTTCTATCAGCAAGGGAATTAATTTGTCATATCTCACAGCAAGATAGCCGTCTTCTCTTTCGACCACGGCTGATGGTACTATTTCTTTTACTTCTTGAGCAATAACTCCCACGTCCTGCATGGTGCGTTCTGGGTACATTTCTTGCGCAATTTTATTCCAGTGATATTCATATCCTGATATTTTTAATAATTTTTCTAGACTATTATCGATCTTTGAAAGATTTTCTTTTAGTCTGATATCCGACGATGCATATGAATATATATCTGCACCTACATACAATGCTCCACTGATACCAACACCGCCAGTAACAACCAATGTTCCACTAGTGGTGTTGCTCGCAGTCTGCGCACCGGCTAAAGTCATTCTACCAGTGCTTGGCTGATATGTCATTTTGGTTGTAGACACATTTATACCAGTCACAGTACCTGATGAACTGGCTGTGAATAAAGGATAATGCGTGGTTGCCGACGCTGTTTCATCAGTGAGTGTAACAGATTTTGATGTCCAGCTCAGTGTTCCAGTCGAATTGGTTGTGAGTACTTGACCATTTGTGCCGTCAGTGGCAGGCAGTGTCCATAACACATCAGCGGTTATTGTTGCAGGAGCTTGAAATCCTACCCAATTCGAAGAATCACTATCTGCGAACCGCAAATCAGTCTGTGCATTTAATTGAAAGTTTCCAGTAGAAACAAGCCGGCCAGTTCCAATGGGACTAAGTGTAATATCTTGGTCGGTAGCCGCAGTGACCACAGCAGTCGGTGCAACGTTAAGTGCTCCAACACTTGGTGATCCTGATAACCCTCCATTTACTTTTCTTGCCATGATCTTGTCCTTTTATTAAGCTGTAGATGTTTCGATACCATATGCTACAGCACTCACGCTGACTGCACTAGATCTTACCACTAGTACTTGAGTCGCAGCCATTACAATACCTGTACGCTCTAATACACCTTTTGATGATAAACTTGTATCAAATTCAATGTACTCTGAAACGTCAGGGGTTGCCGCGGTGGCTGCGGTGCAAATTGCCACTTGAATGGTAACTGCTGATGCGCTGCGGTTACATACACTGAGTGTTACCACTGCAAATGTGTCTGTTGGGACTGCATACACCGAAGTGTTGGTTGCCGCTGATAGATTTGATGCTCCTAGTCTTCCTGTTGCCATAATTTATTCTCCATGTATATATTTAGTTTAAAAAGTAAGATAATGCTATTGGCAACCCAGTAACACCGCCTCTAAACTCAAAGACGCCTCTCATCTTAATTGCTCCTGCTGTCACAGTAGTTATCACGTTTGAGCTGATAAAAACACTACCTGCTGTCACAGAGTTTACGTTCAAGCTAGCACCACCACCACCAATCTGACCAGCGATATATGCTTTGATTGCTCGTTGTGTAGGTACAATATTGTCTGAATCAGCAGTAAAGAACGGATCTGTTGAAAATTCAGTAATTGTAGCTGAACCGCCGCCAAGTGTTACGTTACCCAAATTAAGTTCTTGCAGGCCTGAAATGTTAAATGCATCCGCATTTAAGGTTGCAATACCAGTTGATTGTTCAATGGCAAACAAATCACCAACTCGGAAGTTACCGTCTTGGTCTGTGGATGTAAAGAACACTCGACCTCCACCATTTTCCACAGCTTCATTTGCAGGAATTGTTGATTGTAGCGGTAGTCCTGGATAGTTGGTTTCTGTAAAATTACCAGTACCAATATCTAAGAAATCGTGTCCAGTTAGTCGAACTTGGCTGTATTTCAGTCGCATAGTAACGGCTGTGCCATCGGCTGGTGCTTCCGATATAGTTAGCGCAGGACTGATCTGCAGGAACGCTGTGTAAGATCCGTCATTCTCTCCAAGGAAAGTTACCACATTCACCAACTTGAACACTCTGGTAGGCAAATGATCAAACACCACGTTGGATCCTGGTGTCGGACGTTCACTGAGTCTACGGGTGGCCACAAATGTCCCAGTTTGGAACAGATCTGAATAACCATCACCGGTATCTACTTCACCGCTGCCTGTGACAAATTGCGTGCCTCTGTTTACAAAGCTAGGATTGGCCAATACACCACTGTTCTTTCTCACTGTTACAGGAGATTCAAATGTGTTGTTGGGATCAGTGAACGTGATGCCTGGCACAGTTGCATAGCCTGATCCAGGTTCAGTGATGTTAACTTGGAAGAGTTTGTTCGCAGCCACCTTGGCTCGACCCCTAGTTGTGGCTCCTGTTCTAATATATGTAGCTACATTGCCTGTGCTGCCGCCAACTCCTACAAACAAGCCGTATCTATTTCTATTACCAAATGTCACTGCTGAGAATCCACTTGCTGCTGTGCTAGTAGCTCTCACTGTCCATGTAATACCATCCGGTGAAGTTGCTGCTGCTGTGGTTGTACTCACAGCAAGGAACACACCTTGACCATATGTGACTTTGGTCCAAACGGCTGTGGCCGGTAATGTGCTGGCTGTCCAGGTTATACCGTCCAAGCTATATGCAGCTATGGTTCCGCTGGTGCTGGATACCGCTACAAATCTGTTATTACCGTAAGCAATGCTATTCCAGTTTGAGCTAGAAGGCAGTGCACCTGCAGTCCATGTGCCGGTGACTGTGGTTGATGTGGCATAGTTTGCCACTGAAGAACCACTCTTGATAGCTACAAATCTGTTTTTACCGTAGGCAATAGCTGTGAATCCAGTGGTGGACAATGTACCAGTTTGATCCCAGTTTTCGCCGTCGTTGCTGATTCTCACTGTGGTCACATCGCTGCTGACCGCTACAAACTTTTGAGCACCAAATGCTACACCAACCCATACAGCAGAAGTGCCCATAGTAGTCGCAGTCCATGTAATACCATCCGTGCTGTATGCACCTGTGGTGTTGGCGCTGGTTCCTGCAACGGCTACAAATCTGCTGTTTTTGGGTATAGAGGAATTGTCATCAAATAATCCGCTAGCGACTGCAGACCATGCTGCTCCACTAGGCATCAAGCTGGCTCTTGTATCCCAAGCGATTCCATCTTCTGAGGTTGCACCCACTGTGCTTCCGCTTCTTAGGGCCACATATCTGCCGCCGATGCCGTAGCCGCTGTGATCAAAATCTAAGATAGCGCCTGTAGCGGAATTTACTGCGGTGATTGTAATTACTAGATCGTTGGCAGTACTAAGGCCGCCAAGACTGGTGCCTAGTATAGTTATCGTTTGTAGTCTAGTATAACCTGTGCCAGCAGTCTGTAAAGATGGTGTGTATTTCCATCCGTTTCTAATTACACTAAACGTAGCGCCAACACCTGCACCACCATAAGTACCTGTAACTGATGTGTATACCGCAGCCGTTTCGCCGTATTTCACTGCTGTCCATGTGCCTGAGGTTGGTAATGTAGCTGCTGTGCTGGTATATCCAGGTGCGGTAAATGTGACCCTAGGCTCAATGATGTATGTAGTAGAAGCATCTGGTGACACAATCGCTGTGCCTGCTATTAAATGATCAAATCCTGCAGTACCGTCTGATTCTTTGACCAATCCGGCTACTTTAGTACCTGAATTATATGTGTTAATAATACCAAACTGTCCTACACCTGCACCACCTGTGAGCACAATTTTCATACCTATATAAGCAGTGCTGGATTCTCCGTCGGTGGCAGCAATAGTTACAGATGTTGATGAGCCACCTTGTGCGGTATTGGAGTTGGTGATGTAACCAAAGCCTCCAAGATTGCCGTCTGCCTCTGGAGCATTGGTACTGTCATCAACAAGATCCAACATACGAACTTCAAACACAGCATCATCACGGAATTCGTCAGTTTCAACCACTTGGCCACTGCCGCCGCCAGTGAGTACATAACTAACTTCTGTGTAATCTATACCTGCATTTTGAAATTCTACTTGAATCAAAGCAGATCCGTCAGTGATCACTCGATCAATCACAGCTTCAAACCCTAGTCTGTTATCTACTATGCCAGTGTCTGGAACTTCTGTTGTGTCAAATCCTTCTGCCACAGAACCAAAATCACCGTATGAATTGTTACCATTAGTAGCTCTAATACGTCCGCCGTTTTCTGCTAGATATGCTATGTGATTATAGTAAGCAAATACAGAAACAAGTTCTGCACGGCCATTATTGGTAATCCATGCGCCAATACCGTCACTTAGAACCTGTGTGAAGTCATTGCTAACTATAGAATCGTTACCACCGTTGTGTAATGCGCCATCAATCTTTTGACCAACGCAGGCTGTACCTAATGTGGTCACACCCTGTACATATGGAGAACGTGTAATGATCCATGCACGATAATCTTCTGGGCCCCAACCTGGATCTAGTGATGCATAGGCACCAGCTGATACTCTCGATGTACCAAATTCGTTCGGTGCTAACAAGTCGCCGGTAAGCCCTTGTAGAGTTTGATCTCTAACACCGGTGCCGTCTCTGAGATAGTACATGTCTTCTTCCAAACTGCCTGTTACGCTGTTAGCGTAATATCTGGCTGCATATCTGGATTTGTAATTACCTGGATATTTCAAATCGTACTTGAGTGCATCGATGTAAGTGTTAACATCTCTGAGACAAGCTGTGCTGCTGTAGAACAGCGCCACTGTCATCGAACCACTGCCGTTACTGGCAATATCAAACGCTGTGTTTGAGTCTCTTGTGGTAGCAATCTTAAATGTGGTTGAACTGACCACATTCTGTACATAGTAAGTGGTTGTAGTAGTTACTCCGCCAATAGTAGTGCCTGTAAATCTTATAGCTGCGTTTCTTGTCATCCAAGAAGTAGATGAACAGGTAAACAAGTCAGTGGCTGCTGTGGCAGCTGTGACTGTGGTAGTGTAAGTTGAATCAATGTAAGCATCAATTTCCGCAACTATATAATCTCTGTTGCGCTCTAATTGCAGCACAGCATAATCAATCATTCTGTTGCTTGTAGCACAACGACTGCCTTCATTAGTTGCGCCGTAAACGATATCATCTAATGTGGTCATCAGTGTTTCAATACGAGCCTGTGCAGTTGCATTGCCGCCCACGTTGGCACTGGCCAATCCTTTAACATAGGTAAATGCTGCACGAGTAGCTGCTTTCTGATTCAGTGAATACACATCGCTGGCGCTGGCTCGTAGATATGAGTAAGCAGCTTCTCTAGTTTTAAAGTTGCTGTTAAACATAAAGTCAAACATCACTGCTTCAAGAATCAATCTAGTATCTCTTTCACATTTGGCAGAGTTGTAGACCAGTGTAGGGTAGTTAGTGCTGATATATGTAGTAGCAGCAGTGACTATGGTTTCCTGTGCAGCATCCAGGGTCACAGCCGCTGCGATCAGCGCAGTGGTTGATGTAACCGCATTGGTTGCAGTAGGATAATCTATAAACTCTAAAGGTATACTAACAGATCCGTTAGTAAATGAAGCTAATACTGTGCCACCATATGTGGCTGCAAGCCGGAATGTGTTGGTAGTTACTGTACCTACTACCCAATATTTGACACCGTTGGTTAACCCGTTGCCAGTTTCTCTCGGAATCACAGCATCTCCTAGGCTTAATCCATGGCTGTTACTAGTCAAGGTGTTCAATGAAGCTATGGTAGTAACTGTGATCTGTGGCGTTGTGGCCTCAGTGGAATCACCTTGTATGATATTGGTAATAATGTCTACCAATGCTCCCACGGTGGCATTGGCAGCAGAACCACCTGGTAAATTAGTGCTGTCGGTCCACTGAGTAGCAGTGTTGCCTGTGGATTTAGTCACCGAAGTGTTGGCAATAATTTGTTGCACCACGGCCTTTAATCTTCCATAGGCAGCCACTGTGGCTGCGATTTCTGTGCTGTCAATCTGCAGATCAGAGCTGTTATCGCCGTCAAAATATGCTGTACCAGCTACAAGAGTAGCCCAGGTTCCACCATAGGTCAAGTCATAGTCCATGGCATCAACGATAAATGCTACATCACGTTTGCATTTGGTTCTAGAATATTT